ATTTAAACAATAGCTCAGGTAACACAATTATGTTTAATGAATTTTACGAAGAAGATAAAGACATTACAAAACTAACATACAAAACAGAATATACACCCAATGAAAATACTGTTGTATTGTTTGATGGATTACAATATCATGCTTCTTCTTTTCCTATTGAGAATAATTATCGTTATGTTTTAAACTTAAATTATATATGATTTAATGCAATAATGGATTTTATAATCGGATCAAGTGACTACATGTTATAATGTACTTTATGGATTATTTAATAGGATTTTTACTAGGTTATTTTTTAAAAGAAACTCTACAACTTATTAAAAGAATAAGTCAATGGGATTTAGATAATCGTACATACGAAAAGGAATGGGATTTTTTATCCCGTGATGATCTACCGTAATGAGTACTTCCAATGGCTTTACACAAAAAGAACTGAACAAAATGATATTTGATAAGTTAGATGACATAGATAAAAAGCTAGATGAGAAGTTAGACAAAGCAGAATTTTATAAAGTAATAGGATTAGTTGCCACAGTTATATTAATTGTAGGTAGCTTCATAATGTAATGAAAGGTTACTCATTGTATTGGAATATATCTAAACGTATGATAGCTGTCTTTATAGCACAAGCATTAAGTGTTATAGGTGCAGGCAGTCTTGTAGGTATAGATGTATTTAGTTCTGCATTACTAGCAGGATTACTCGGAGTAGCGAACGTACTAGAAATCTTAGCAAGAAAATATCTTAATGATGGACAACTGACATACGATGAAGTCAACCAGGCATTCGGTATTCTCGACAGTAAAACACATAATGATATGAATGGGAGAGGATTAGATCATGGGTAGTGACGGTTGTTGCGGTGGTGGTTGTTGCGGAACTAAGTAAGTTCCGTGTTATATAAATTTAATAGTCTAGTACGTATATGTATCGTACTTTTTCTTATAGTTCCTATTCCTGCATTTGCAGATCATGTACCTACACAAACACCTTATGGTATATCTATTGCGTGTGATAGTGATGGAGACACAACTAAAGGAGATATAACTGTTACATGGCAAGAGAGTGATGGTTTTGAAGATAGTCCACCTGAACGATACGCTATAGCATTTAGTAATGATAACTTTGTAGGAAGTAACTATGCAGTTGCAAGTACTCCTGGTTGGGAAACTGCTTTGTCTTATAAGAGTTATGTCTTTACTGCTAGCTATAGAGAAAATGTATTTGGTACAACAGCAGATACGTTCTATGCAAAAGTACGATCTGATAATGACACAGATCAAAGTTATTCAGAGTGGACTTCTATTGTAAGTATTGATTGTGACTATGGTTCTACCACTACTACTACGACTACTATTCCACCTGCTGTTCCTGATGACGCAACAAATGTATCAGTAAATTATCAAGGCAAAGATGTTTATTTTGCTTGGGATTATACAGATGGAAATACTTTAGTACACGAATTTCATATTAACTACAGTTATGATAATTCTATTTGGGATAGGGTTATTATTACAGATACTACTGCTAGGACATACACATTAGACTATACAAATATACAGACAGGAACTTTTTACTGGGAATTTAGCGTATGTGGCGACATAGAAAATGGAGAAAGTTGTACAGATAGTGATAGTAATAACTTTGAAACTTACCAATATGTTGCACCAACTACAACTGTACCTCCTCCACCTCCACCCCCTCCACCTCCACCTCCTCCAACACCTGAAGAAATCATTGTTGATGTAAAAGTAGAGGGTGTTGATAAGACATATACACAGGCAGACGTTAATGATGGAACTATAGAAAGAGATCAAGAACGTGTAGATAATGAAAATGAGTACGGTTGTTTTATGACTGACGCACAGATAGAGCGTGGAGATTGTGATATTCCTGAACCTGTAGAAGAAGTAAAAGATGATGACATCGTAGAAGAAGATATTATAATTGTAGAAGATGAACCAAAAGATACCGAAAAAAAACTTCCTGACAATGATGTTGTGGTACCTGATGTGGTCATTCAAGATGAAGATAAAGAACTTACAGACGAAGAAGTTATTGAAAAAGATATACAGGAAGCTATCGATACAATTGAAGAAGTTATTGTCATCGAAGAAATAGTCATTGACATTCAAGAAGATATTGTAATAATTATAGAGGAGGAGATAGATGAAGAAACTGTACCGATTGATAAAGAACAGGACATTGTCAAGCAAGACGTTCCACAGATTGTGGAAGAAACTATTTCTAAAGAGTTGGTTGAAGTACCAGTTCAAACAGAAGATGTAGAAGAACTTTCAGAAGAAGAAATACAAGAGGAGATTTCACAAATAGAAGACATTGTGAATGTACCTTTTGTAGAAGAAGAATTAACAAAGGAAGAATATGAAGAAGCTAAACAAGAAGCAATACAAGAGTATGTACAAGACCTTACCGAAGAAGAAGTTGTTGAAGTCCTTGAAGAAGTAAATGATATTGGTGTACAAAACCTCGCACAAGCTACAGAAGAAATACAAGAAGTTGTGCAAGCTGTTGTTGAAGAAGCTATTGCTGATGTACAGGTACTAACAGAGGAACAGGTAGAGACTGTTGCAGAGGTTCTAAATTTAGATAAAGCAGAAGATGTTGCTATTGTCGCAGAAGCAGTCAAGAATGACGAGGCAGTAGCAGAAGCAGTAGAAGTTTATGTTGCTAAAGCTGTAGAAAATAAAGATATTGAAGACTATACACTTGCTGATGTAGTTACAGAAGTACAAACAGAACAATTTCTAGCAGATCCTATTGGTTCTTTTATAGATATACAAGTACAAGACATAGATCTTACTTCTATAGGTAATGATATGACAGATGATCAAAAAGAAAAAGCACAAGAAGTTGTAGTACCAGTTATCATAGCTTCGCAAATCATAGCTAGTGTCTCGGTAGTACCCGTTAGAATAAGAAGAACATGAAATACATAAAGAAATTTATTAATTGGTTAGGAGAAATCCTTAAAGAAACATTGGCACAAACCTTTACATTACTAGGTTTTTTTATAGCATGGCTAACCCTTACTGGTACAGCTAAGGACATAGTCGGTGTTGCTATACTAATATCACTAGGTTTATGGTTACTAACAATAGGTTTACGTAAAGATAAACCACAAGAAAATAAAAAGAAAGCGAGCAGATAATGCCTTACAGCAAAACAGGGAAGAAAAAAAGATATACTTCCAAGCGTAAGAAAAAAATGACTAAGTAGTAGTCACAAAGGATAGAATATGGCAATAGAGTACAGAGGAGAAAAGTTCTCTGGTTACAACAAACCTAAACGTACACCTAAAGCTAGTAAGTCACACGCTGTACTAGCTAAAGAGAACGGTAAGGTTAAGTTAATCAGGTTTGGACAACAAGGAGTATCAGGTGCGGGCAAGAAAACTGACGCTAAGTCTAAAGCAAGACGTAAGTCTTTTAAAGCCCGACATGCGAAGAACATAAAGAAAGGCAAAATGTCTGCAGCTTATTGGGCAGATAAGGTAAAGTGGTAACATGGCAAAAAAAAGTAAACCCGTATGGGACAAACCAAGACCTAGTGGATTAGGTAAAAGCAAGAAGCTAACACCTGCACAAAAGTCTAAAGCTAAAGCAAGAGCTAAAGCTAATGGTCGTAAGTACCCTAATATGGTGGATAATATGTGGGCAGCAAACAGATAATCTATTTTGAAAGTATCTTGTCCTAAATGCGGACAACCACTTGAAGTACAGATAAATCCTTATAAATTATACTGTACAAACCCTGATTGTTTAGACTATACTAAGATAAACAGGGAGACTGAATGAAGATACAAGTTGTAAGAACACAGTTTGGCATTGACGCTACCAATGGAATGATGTTTATTAACGGTAAGTTTGAATGCTACACACTAGAAGATCAGTACCAAGCAGTAAAAGTAATGCACGAAACCTGCATACCAGAGGGTACTTATCAAATTAAATTCAGAAAAGTTGGTGGATTTCACACTAAATACAGCGCACGATATAAGAACGCACACTACGGCATGCTTGAATTACAAGATGTACCAAACTTTAAATACATATTAATTCATTCGGGGAATACTGACGAAAGTACGAGCGGTTGTATTTTGACAGGTAACACACAACAAGACCTAGATCTAGGTAAAGATGGTATGATCGGTCAGTCACGTAATGCGTATGAACGTATGTACAAAAAGGTTGCAGCAGTATTACTACAAGGTAAACCAGTAGAGTTGGAAGTCAGTAAGATAAATCTTGACGGTGCAACTGAAACTGAACAAAGTTCTGATAAGCAAATGTTACATGCGATCCATGAAAAAGTGGCACGCATTGACAGTAAACTTAGAGGAAAACCTATTATATAGATTGGAGTAATATGAGTGACGAACTAAAGCAACTTGTTGAAAAAGTTGTATGGACATTCATCGAAGCATTCGGTTCTGCTTTGTTGGTTGGACCTGCAATAGACCTTGAAATTACAACACTTGAAGCTGCAGCAATTGCAGGTGGCGGTGCCGTAATAGTAGTGTTAAAAGAGTATGCAAAAAAACAACTCGCAGGTAAGTAAACTTACCGAAACCCAACAGGACGTAGCACACAATAATACAAAGGAGGGTGTTGCGCACCCTAAAGGGTGGGAACCAGGAGTAAAGTTTGATTATAAAACTAAGACTGGAACCATCACATCAAGAGCTACAAGTAGTTCTACTCCAGAGTTTGATGAACTCTTACTAGAATGGGGATTTGATCCTAAAAAATATGCAATAGTTAATGACACATTGCGTGTAAGTACATGGGATATGAATGTAGGTAAGGGAGAAATACATCAGGCATGGGCATACAAAGCACAGATAGTTGCAACAGAAGCAACGATAGATAAAGAAGACTACACCCGTATTGAAAAATGGATACAGTCTTACAAGCGTAAATCTAAACCTAAAGTAAAGAAAACTAAAGCTAGTTTTTTTGTTGCAGTTGCAGACTTGCAGTTAGGCAAAAGAGATGGCGGAGGTACTGAACTTATTGTTGAGCGCTTCCTAGAAAAAATAGACACAGTACGTGATAGGTATAACTTCCTACGTAAAGCAGGAGTAGAGATGGATCAACTTACTGTTGTAGGATTAGGGGATATTGTCGAGGGGTGTGTAGGATTTTATCCACAAGCAATGGGACCTAACGGCGTAGAGTTAGACTATAGAAATCAAATGAAGTTAGCTAGAAGACTTATTGCTAAAGCATTAGTTGAATGGTCTAAAGATTTTGATGTTGTAGTAGTAGGTGCAGTTCCAGGTAATCATGGAGAGAAACGTACTGATAAAGGTATAGCACCAACAGGTGGCATGGACAACTATGACATAGAAGTCTTTGAACAAATAGGAGAAATCTTTGCTGACAAACCACAATACGACCATATAAAGTTTGTCATACCTGATGAACCTCACTTATCGCTAAACGTATGTGGAACAAACATGAGCTTTACTCATGGACATCTTACTGGTTTTGGCGGGACAGTAGAGACAAAGGTTATGAACTGGTGGAAGAACCAGACGTTTGGTGGGTTTCATTCAGGATCATCGTCTATATTAGTGACAGGACATTACCATCATTTTAGACAAGTGCATGATCCACGCACCTGGATACAAGTACCTAGCTTAGATGAGAGTACTTACTTTGAACAGCAAGCAGGTAAGAAAACTAGGCAAGGTGTCGTGACTATGGTTGTCAATAAGAATGGTCATAATAATTTAGAAATCGTATAAAAAAACGGGAGATAAAACTCCCGCTTTTTACATCTCATAGAATATGGCAGTATTAAATAAGATACTCCAATATAACTCAAATCAAATTACAGTCAAGTAAAAAAAAAGACCACCCTCGCAGGAGTGGTCTCTTTTAATTGGGAAGGAGACAACATCGAAGTGTTATCTACTAGACCAATATACCGTGTGCTATAATTAATGTCAACTTATATTTCATTGACATGGGGTTTCCTCCTTTACCCTTGTCCTTGACGGCAAACCTTTTTAATTCATTTTTCAGGTTTGTCGTTGCTATATAAGAAATTTTCTATTATTCTGTAATTATGTACTACAATTATAGTGGGAGGTATAATGACTGATATACTGACAAGTGATGACTTTATGTTATCCGAACTTAAACAGTCGGTTGCAAAAACTGGCAAAGGTTTTATCGTTGCAAGAAATGGTAAACCTATATATATAGATAGCACAGGAGAACTACAAAAGTATCTCAAAGCTAACGATCTATACATATACGAGTTTGAGAATTGGAATAATGTTATTCACTATGTGTTTGTACGCGGCGAACGCGGAGGAGACTAAGACGTGCCAAACATTTTTACAGAAAAGAAGGAAATGAAAAAGTGGGCTATCGCTATGGCTAACGCATGCGGTGGTCAAGAAGTATCATGGACATCACTAAAACTTAACAATCACAATCCACTTAAAGTTCAACAACTAACCACACAATTTGTAGAAGATTATAATGCACAGATGTTACAAGCTATTAAGTTAGCTAATGGAGAAATAGAACTAAAAGATGTAGATAAAGTAGGCGAAGAAGAATAGTGTCACACACTCCCCCTACAATAAACTTACTAGAACACAACTTAAAGAAGATAGATATGGCAAAATTAAATCCTGAACGCAAGCAAGTACAACTACTGTTTACAGATACAAGTAAGCGTGAGTATAAAGTTACTGCCAAAAGTATTACAGAAGCAGAAGAAGTCTTTGATCTAATATATAACACTATGGAACAAAGTGTCGCAAATATATTAAAGAAATATAATGTTGGCAAACAAACAAAAGTATGGGTAGAATATACTACTGAAGAAAGAACCGAACTAACAGAGGAGTAACCGATGGGTTGGCAAGACGAATACGATCAAGTAGAAGATAGACTAGCAAAGTTTTGGGAGAACAATCCCAATGGAAGAATTTTTACAGAGCATTTATCTATATCTCCTGATCATCAAAGCATAGTTGTTAGAGCTTTAATATATAAAGACATAGAAGATATAAACCCTGTAGCTACAGGTATAGCACAAGACCAACAAGGTCCTAAAGGTGCGAACATAACATCATGGATTGAAAATGCAGAGACATCTGCAATAGGACGTGGACTTGCAAACTGGTTCGGCTATACAGCAAAAGCAAGACCGTCAGTCACAGAAATGCAGAAGGTGGAGAACTTGCAAGGTAATGCGGGACAACAAGTTGCCAAACAAGTTACCAAGAGTGTAGCTAAAACTAGCAATAGCAATAGCTATACTCCTCCGCAATCTGTACAAAAAAAGACAGAGGGTGCAGTTACTAACTTAGAAAATAAATCTACAGAGCAAGCACTTGAAGCATTAGGTGTAGAAGTAGAAGAAAAGAAATTTGTGACACAAGGTTCTATAGTTCCACAATGTTTGTCATGTAGTAGTGAGTTATGGGACAACAGACAGGATAAAGCAAGCGGTAAAATAAAAGAGACTTATCCTGATTGGAAGTGTAAGAACAGAGAATGTGACAACGGCAACCCACGTATCTATTACATGGAAAGTTTTAATGCAGAAAAACAAGCACCTGAAGAATGGTTTATGCCTAAAGTTGCAGTCGCTAAAAGTGTAGATGACATAGAGGAAGGCGAGATACCTTTCTAATGCAGGTCATAATTAAATTAACAGAGAGCGGAGAATTTGTAGATGTTGATTTAAAAAAAGTACCTAAAGGTTTAAAGGTAGAAGTCAAGGAGGAGATAGCAGATGACGAAGCGTGGTACGAAGAAGAATAATCCATTTGATGGTCCAGGTTACAAAGTAGGTAGCAAAGAATTTCAAGACATGGTTATGGGTGTCATGGTAAATAAACATTTAGATCCTGATGAAGACTTTGATTTAAAAGCATGACTTACAAACCTTTACCTGACTATCTGACAATACAACCTAGCAAGATACAAGGTTTAGGACTGTTTACACTAACTGATATAGATAAAGGTGTGAACATAGGTATAACACACATAGAAGATTTTATTACTAAAAAGTTAGAGAGAACACCTCTTGGTGGTTTTATAAATCACAGCGACACACCTAATCTACAACGAGTAGAAGTACAAAGACATCATTACATCTATGCAATCGTTGACATACCTATGGGTAGTGAGCTAACCTTAGAGTATCAATGGTATAAACCAGGAGGAGATAACAATGACAATGCGAGATGACATATTACAACTACTTAATGATAACAAGTGGCATTGTGCTACAGAACTCATTGAGTTTGGTTGGTCAGCACGTAATAGAATATCAGAAATGCGTCAAGATCATGGAGAAGATTACATACTAGGAGATAAATGTAACATGCACACACATAAAGGTGGTGTCAGTATGTACAAACTAAATGACCAAAAGAAAAAAGAACAGCTATTGGCTAGACTAGAGGATCAAATTCAGCTACAGTTGTAGTATGAAAGACGTACTTAAAACACAAGGTGGTAAAGCTACCTGGAATATGTTCGATAGATGTGAAGGTTTTTTAGAAGCTATCACACACGCAGAAGAAATAGATGAGAGCAATCGCATTGGTTTTTTTCCAAGAGATACCATAGAAGAAAATACTTTAGCTAGAGAAATATTAAAGCTAGAACCTGATTACCCTACAAAAGACTGTCCGCATTATGGCGGAGTCAAAGTCGGAATTGTAACAAGCAAGGGTGTAGGAGAACTAACAGTATTGCTAGACTTCAATGACTTATATTCTTATGAGTACACACAACGAGGAGTACAATTAGACTACGGACGTTTATATGTTTGGGATATGGAACATTACATTACAAGTTTATCTAATGTATTAAATTCTCCTAAAGCGTTAAAGGAGAGGAAGATGATTAAGAAAGAGGAGTAATGTCCAAACAAAAACAACAGGGGACTAAACTAGAGACATTCGTTGCAAGAATGTTAAACGGAGAAAGAATTGCGGAAGGTGGGAAAAATGATAAAGGAGATGTGTTATTTCAATGGAACGGTACAGACTTTTATGTCGAGTGCAAAGCAAGGCAAAGTCTTAACGTGACACGTGAGTTAGCAAAGTCTATACGGAAGTCAAAGTCGAACTTCACAGCGTTGGTTTGGAAACGCTTGGTAAAAACAGACGGTAAACGCAGACAACCCGACGGCGTACCTATTGTTGTATGTCTAACACTCGATACATTTTTAGAGATAGTTGAAACTAAAGTCGGTAATGATTTTTATGATGATCCGTTTTGGAAACAACTTCCATGACGGATATAGATACCAAAGCTAGACAAGTGGCGGTAAAGATAGAACATCTTATGAGCATGGTTGAGTATGACTACAACCGTGATGAGCCATGTATAGTATGTAAACAAAAATATAAACATCACATAGACGGACTAGCATGCGAAAGTGATGACAACCCAAAACAAATAATTAGATTTACAACATCAAGTACAAATAAAAAAATAAAGTTAAAACCTTGACAATCTAAAACACACGTACTATTAATTAATACATAGTGTAAGTAGCACATAATAATGGTTGGTGGCTCATTACCACCTAGACACGAAACAACTATTTGCAGACCACGTTAATTATGTGTTACAAACACTGTATCTTTTTGGAAGGAGATAGTATGAATTGTCAAACAGTATGGTGTTATAACTTCATATCAATACATGCACCTAGTAGAAGGATATACTGTACTAATAAATGTTATTCACTTTACTCAAACTATAAAAGAAATTTAAAAACACAACACCCGCATAAGTGGGATAGGTACAAACAGCGAAAAACAAATATTAAATATTGTGAAGGTTACAAAGTATTTCCTAATGAATGCAAAAAAGTTATTGAATGGTGGGAACTAGGTACTTCAAAATATTGTAGGTGGTGTAGAAAAAATGACCACTTAGTAAGAAGGAAACTTAAAATATTAAAAGACAAACCTAAATTTATAAGAGGTGTAACAACATACAATTGTTGTATTTGTAAAAGTATTTTTTATCCACACACCACTAAAGTATTTACATGTAGTACTGATTGCAGTAAGCAAAGAGACTTAGACATGCAACAAGTAAGAAGGCATAGAAATTTACATAACAAAAGTAAGTGTAGGTGTTTTGATAAAAATGCAGGACATCTATACAGGTTAACTTCTATTAATTACAAAAGACCAATTATGAAAATAGGTATAGCTAGTGATTATTCAAGAATAGAAAGACATCTAAACAAGTCTATACATTACCCGCACAAAATACAATGGAAGTTAGAGGAGGTTATCCATTTTGATACAAAACAACAAGCGCGTAATATAGAAAAAGAAATCCTAAATTGGAAAGATGAAACAGGCATATCGTATAACAATGTTAGGCATGTAGAAATGCACCAATACGGACGGACAGAGCTAATAGATATGAGTAAGACAAGACATAGAAGTCTTAGCGTACTTATTCGATTAGCACATAAACATAAAGTCGGACAATAAAAATGTTAGATCGTGGAAGGAGATAACAAAATGGTAAACATAGAGGAAGTAACTCTATTAATCAAAACTGATTACGGATTTGCACTAGATGAAGTGTTACAAACTTTAAACAATGCAAAATTCGAGAGCGTAAACACAAAGATACTTGACTTCGATAGCAAGGAAGTAGCAACTATAAAGTATAAGCACAATCAATACAAAGTAGAAGGTGTTAAGTAATGGCTAAAGAATACTGGGTATATGAAACAACTACTAAAGCATATACCGTCAAAGCAGATAACGAGGAACAAGCTATTGATGATATGGAAAATGAAAGAGATACCATAACAAAAGTAAGAGACGTTGATAGAGAAGTCTATGCAGAGGAGAAAGAATAATGGCTAAAGAATTTACTTGCTTAGTAGAGTTATCCTTCGGTGGTAACAACTACGAGGCAGACAATGTAAAACAATACAAGCAAAAAGTTAAGGATAATTTCTTACAAGAATTTAATATAACTTTAAATGATGATGAGATAAGTTGTGTAGAGGAGAAAGAATAATGGACGCACTTTATAAAGCATTAGATAAATTAGTAGAGAAAGACATAATTATTGACTATGAATTATCAGATGATTTTGGTAATGGTTGGATAGATATGTACTTAAAACTAGAGGAGAAAGAATAATGAAAATGCAAATAAAAGTAGATTACAATGACGTAAAACTTTTAAGAGAGTTATGTAATGTAGCTATGAAACGTACGACTAAGGTTAAAAGTATTACTGATAATATTGTATTTAAGTTTACTGATGACACAATGACCGTCATGTCAAGCAACAGCTATGTGTTTAACATCATTGAATTTGGAAAACAACACAAGCCCATTTTTACAGTAGATAGTAAAAAGGTATTGTTAGAGGATACGTTCGTAGCAATTGTACAAGCACATGACTTGTTACATAAGTGCAGAATGTTTTTAAAGCACAAGAAATCTACGATTAACGATACGCTTATGCTTAATTTGTATGGCGGGACAGATAATAAAGTAACAGACATAAACGAATATAAGTCTATGGATAACTTTTACTTTACGATTGATGGTAAGAATGATAACTCATACACTCTTAGTGCAAGAACACAAGACTATGACGTTAGAACATTATCCATGTATGACAAAGTTGTAGATGATTTTGCTAGTGAACTAGCTGAACGTTGTAGTATGACGGGTACGGATTTCTTAAACACAACGCCCGACATATTTCATCTAGACGTTGACATGTTTACACTTGCTAACAAGATTATGAATATGAATAGCGGAGATAACCTTACAACAAACATGCGATACGTTAAAAATAAATTCTACTTATGGAAAACATCTATAACAACAGATGACAATACTAGAACTAAAGAAAGTATCATCATGTTACGTAGAGGAACTATTGCTACTAATGATGAGACTAGATTAGAGAAGTATGTCAATCCAAAATCGAACGTAGTATACATTTAGATCGTAGGAAAGAGAGAGTAATGAAGGTAAAAGATATATTAGAACTACTAGCAAAGAATGAGATAGGTGTACATGATGAGATTGAAGTTTATATTCAAGGCGAGCGGGAGACTTATTATCCGTGCAAGATAGAACGTAAACATGAGATACGATTTGATACTATAAGTTTATATGTCAAAGTTGTTGACAAGCATACAAAAAGATACAAAAAGGAGATGACTAATGCTTGATGAATTAACAGAGTGTATGACTTGTGAAGGACATGCAGAATATAATAATGAAACAGATACATGGGACTGTAAGAATTGTGATAAAGAGTTAGAGCAAAATGAAGTAGTAGAGTATTGCAAGCCATGTTGTAGCGGACATTGAGAAGTGGACTTATTAACAGGACTAACCGTATATGTATTTGGTATGGGTACAGGATATTTATTTAATGAGTACAGACATAGAAGTATTGATGAATATAAGTACAGTACTTTACAATTAGAGATAAAGCATATACAATCACAATTAGATATAGTAGAGGATATAAACTATAACTTACGGAGGGAGAGAGACAATGAAAAATAAATTACTACAATACATATACAACTTCACGTTAAAAACAATGGCGTTCTTAATGGAGAATGATTATCCAATTAGGTACGATAGTGATATTGTATGTCAAGATAGCGAAGGTATCTTTGATGAATGCTATTGTCCAATGCACAATGTAGATATAGAGGTAGAGTAATGAAGTCAATATCAAGAACGATAGATGAAATAATTACAGAACAAACAAGTATTAATGATGAGACTGTATACATACAGATGACATGTAGTGAGTGGGAGAAAAAGTATAAGCCAAGTGATATGCTAGATACACATGATGACTTTAAAGAAGTTATTAACGCTAACCCGTTAACTGTATGGACAGAGCTACATGCAAGCGGAAGTTTTGAGGGTATCGAGAGCGGGTTAATGTATTGTGATAGATTAGGTTACTACATTACAGAAGTACCACGTAATAAGAATGAAGTTATTACTATTGATTATCATGCAGAATGTGATGATGAGTATGCGTACCCCGATTGTTGTGAAAAAGATTGTGCTGTATGCGAGGATAGATTTGATGATAACTTTGTTACTAAAGTCAAAGACGTGTTTGTATGTAACAATTGCAAAGTCGAACTCAATCGTAAAAGTTAAGAAATTAGATCGTCGGAAAAAGGAAAAAAAAGAATGAATATAATTTTAATAATTAGTGGGTTAAGTTTATTTATCCTAGTGTTAGGGTTTTTATATTACGGTATGAAAAATATTATTTAATAACTTGTAATTAA